CCAGCCGTATTTCGGTTAAGTAGCGAAAGACACGCGGCCGCAGTGTAAGCGGTCGCGTGTCTTTTTTGTTTTAAGGAGGACAGATTTATGGTCGAAAAAGCAAGATTTCGGGTTGAATACCCGAGCGGCTATGTGGATGTGGTCGTTGGAGAATTCTTCGGCGCATCCGATAAGGCGAAAATAAAAAAGCTCCTCCGACTTGCCAAGCGGCATTGTGCGGAGGAGCAGCGGTTAAAGTTGCGCGACGATATTCTTGCCGAGCACCAGCTGTGTGTCACGGCTCTCGACAGACTGCACGAGCTGCGGTTGGAACAACAGAACCTGCTGTCAGATTTCTTCGGCGGGATTACATGGCGGCAGCCTGACGCAATTACGGGCGCCGAGCGGGCCATTATGCGCCGACGTGATAAATTGATGTGGAGTTCGGGCCAGCTCCATGATGTGAGGTGGTTTGGATGAAACACCATCTTTCGATTGACCTTGAAACTTTCAGCAGCGAGCCGATCGCAAAAACCGGCGCTTACAAATACGTGCAAAGCCCGGATTTTGAGATCCTGCTGTTTGCATATTGCCTTGATGACGGCCCCGTAGAGATCGTTGATCTGGCGAATGGAGAGATCCTCCCGGATTGGCTCTACGACGCCATCTCGAACCCTGATTACATTAAACACGCATATAACGCGGCGTTTGAATGGTATTGCCTGTCTAAGTTCTGCGGACGCTTACTTCCGGTGGATCAGTGGCGCGATACGATGCTGCACGGCTTGTATTGCGGGTTCACCGCCGGCTTGGATGCCACCGGCAAGGCTCTTGGCTTGCCGGCTGAAAAACAGAAGCTGTCGGTAGGCAAGGCCCTGATCCGGTATTTCTGTGTCCCATGCGTAGCTACCCAGAGCAACGGAGGCAGGCACAGAAATCTTCCAAAGCACGATCCTGAAAAATGGGAGCTGTTCAAGACCTACTGCTGCGGGGATGTCACGACGGAAATGGAAATCGAGCGACGGCTATCTGGATTTCCGGTTCCTGCCGATGTTGAGAAGCAATGGCAGACCGATTTGCTGATTAACGCCCGCGGTGTTTCCGTTGACATGGGCATGGTTCGCGGGGCGCTTGAAATCGACGCTACGTCCAGAGATAAGCTCACTCAGGAAGCGATCTCGCTCACCGGGTTGGAGAACCCGAACAGCATCTCGCAGCTGGCAAAATGGTTGGAAAAAGCCACAAGCACTCCGGTGACTGACCTGCGCAAGGATACGGTTGCTGAAATGCTGGAAGCGGCTGCCCTTCCGGGATCTGCCCGAAGGATGCTCGAAATCCGGCAGGAGCTGGGCAAAACCAGCACGAAGAAGTATGTTGCCATAGAGGCTGCTGTTTGCAGAGACAGCCGCGTTCGCGGGCTGCTCCAATTCTACGGCGCGAACCGGACTGGTCGTTGGGCAGGCAGACTTGTTCAGGTCCAAAACCTCCCTCGAACATACATTGGTCAGCTCCCGCTGGCCCGTGAAGCTGTCAGAGGTAGGCAGGGTGAGAAGCTGCAACTCCTGTACGGTTCAGTTCCTGACACGCTCTCGCAGCTCATCAGAACCTCATTTGTGGCTTCTGACGGTTGCAAGCTGGTTGACGCCGATTTCAGCGCCATTGAAGCCCGCGTTATTTCCTGGCTGGCGGGTGAACAGTGGCGACTGGAAGTATTCAGAACCCACGGTAAGATCTACGAGGCTTCGGCCAGCCAGATGTTTGGAGTTCCTTTGGAGAGGATCAAGAAGGGGAACCCTGAATACGCGCTGCGCCAGAAGGGCAAGGTTGCTGAGCTGGCGCTTGGTTATCAAGGCAGCTCTGGCGCTCTGATCGCTATGGGAGCTTTGCGAATGGGCATTCCCGAAGAAGATTTGCCGGACATCGTTTCTCGCTGGCGGGATTCTAACAAGCGGATCGTTGACCTCTGGTACTCTCTTGAAACCGCTGCTGTTTCCGTCATTCAAACCGGACACACAGCGGGTGTCAGAGGGCTGATCCTCGCCAGAGAGTTCGACGTCGAAAACAATCTGGATTTTCTCACCATTACGCTGCCGAGCAAACGGAAGCTGTACTATGCGAATCCAGCGCTTGGTGAGAACCAGTGGAATCGGCCATCTATCCTCTACCGGGGCGTGAACCAGACAACAAAGCAGTGGTCGCAGCTTGAAACCTACGGCGGAAAACTCGTGGAGAATGTAGTTCAGGCTATCGCGCGTGATTGCCTCGCAACGGCTATCGAGAACCTTGAAGCAGCCGGCTTTCCGGTGGTCTTCCACGTCCACGACGAAGTTGTAATCGACTGCCCCTCCGGAAAAGCAAATCTTGATGAGGTGGTGCAGATTATGACACGCACAATTCCGTGGGCGCCCGATCTCCCCCTCAATGCCGATGGCTGGGTGGGCGACTTCTTCAGAAAGGACTGATTACTATGACGCGAAAAGAGCGCGAAGAAAATCCGGGCGAATCTTTCGACGGCGGATACCACCTCTACGCGAAAGAGAAGCATGACGAGCGCGTTGCAAAGAATCCTGATCGGATTCAATACGCCATCGAGCAATTCCAGCGGAACAACATTGAGTTCTCCCTGAAAAACGCCCAGACCGGGCACTTCCACTGCCGGCGGCAGTCGGATGACAAGCTGTTCCAGTTCTGGGCCGGGACAGGAAAGATCCTGGGATACGACAATGTTCGCGGCATTCACGCGCTGATTAAGATTCTCACGAGGTAGTAGATATGGCACACGACAACAAATCAAGTCTCTATAAAAATTCGGAGGGCTACCTTGACCCCACAGTAGGCGAGGCGATGAGCAACATTGCTGCCGAACAGCGTCGAAAAGAGGCCGACAGACTTGCCGCCATCAGCGCACTCATTCCGATCCTGCGGCAGACAGCGGAACTTGTGGGCTTCGAGATTGTAGGCAGGGTGGTTCTTCTGGATAAGGAATCGGGCAAGAAGTACAGATGACGGAAGGAGGTCGGAGCCGAATATGAAAAACGACCGCCAAATCACGATCACCGTCGGTAATAACCGAAAGAGTGTAAATTGGCAGCCGCAGACCATCATGCTTTCGGAATTCTACGAAAAGCTCCGAATTCCGAGCCGTTCGACAGAGACGATGCAGGAATATCTGGCTCTGAAGAAATCAGAGCAGGATGACCGGAAAGACATCGGTGGATTCGTCGCAGGCAGCCTGTCCGGCCCCCGCAGAAAAGCGGGAGCCGTGACGGGACGTGATGTGATAACGCTGGATTTTGACAACATTCCTCCCGGCGGCACGGAGGAAATAGAAAAACGGGTCGAGGGCCTCGGGTGTGGGTACTGTATCTATTCCACTCGGAAACACGCACCGGCCAACCCTCGGCTGCGGATTCTACTGCCGCTCGATCGGACAGTGACTTCGGATGAATACGAGCCTCTCGCCAGATACATGGCGACTTGTATCGGCATCGAGTTCGCTGATCCGACTACGTTTGAGGCCACCCGGCTCATGTATTGGCCGAGTTGCTGCGCAGACAGCGAGTACGTCTTCGTGTTCGGAGACAAGCAGATGCTCTATGCAGATGGCCTCCTGCAAGTCCTTAACGAGAAATACGGCGACTGGCGCGATGTGAGCAAGTGGCCGCAGGTTCCCGGAGCGGACAACGCATATAAAAAGATGGCGATGAAGCAGAGCGACCCGCTGAGCAAAAATGGCGTAGTGGGCGCGTTCTGCCGGACATACGACATATATGGCGCGATGGACACCTATCTCGACGGGATCTATGCACCGGTGGATAATTCCAGAGGCCGTTTCACTTATCTTGGCGGCAGCACGACCGGCGGCGCTGTGGTGTATGACAACGGTATGTTCCTCTATTCGCACCACTCCACTGACCCCTGCTGCGGGAAGCTGGTCAACGCCTTCGATATGGTTCGGCTGCACAAGTTCGGAGACCGAGATGACGGTGCTGACCCCAATACTCCCACGAATAGACTTCCATCCTACACAGCGATGTGCCAGCTTGCCTTGGATGACCCCAAGGTCTCCCGGCAGCTGGCGAAGGAAAGAGCCGATTCTGCGGTGAACGATTTCGGCGGGCTGGCAGCGGCGGCCAAAGAGGGCGAGAACCTCGACTGGACGATGGATCTGGAACTGAACCAAAACGGCATGGTCAAGGCCACCATCGACAACATCTGGCTTATCCTTGAAAACGACCCGAACCTCCGTGGCAAATTCGCTCTAAACGAGTTTGCGGGTCGTGGCGAGGTGTTGGGCGACTTACCGTGGAGTTCTTTCGACCAGCGCAGAGCTTGGGCAGACAATGACAATCAGGGCCTCTACTGGTACTTCGAGAAGGTCTACAAGATCACCGGAAACGGGAAGATCGACGGCGCTCTATCCCTGCACAGCGAGAAGCATAAGTTCAATGACGTGCGCAACTATCTGTCCAAGCTCAGCTGGGACGGCTATCCGCGTCTGGACACGCTGCTGATTGAGTACCTGGGCGCGATGGATCGACCCTATGTTCGGGCGGTCACGCGAAAGGCTTTCACAGCTGCTGTGGCTCCGGCCATGACCCCCGGCTGCAAATACGATACGATGCTCATTTTGGCAGGCGCCCAGGGCCTTGGCAAGTCCACCCTTCTCGACAAGATGAGCAGAGGCTGGTTCAACGACGGTATCCGCACATTTGAGGGAAAGGAAGCCAGCGAGCTGCTACAAGGCGTGTGGCTGGTCGAGATCGGCGAGCTGGACGCCTTCAGGCAGACAGATGTCGCTCGCATCAAGCAGTTCCTATCCCTGCGAGCAGACCGCTTTCGGGCGGCCTACGGGCGCCACGTGAAGGATATCCCGAGATGCTGCGTGTTCTTCGGAACCACGAATACCGCCATGTTCCTGCGGGACCGCACCGGCAACCGCCGGTTCTGGCCGGTAGATGTGGGCCTGCAACCGCGCATCAAGACTGTGTGGGACGATTTGGATGACGACACCATTGACCAGATATGGGCCGAGGCTGTTATGCGCTGGCGTTTGGGCGAGAGCCTATTCCTGACGGGAGAGTTGGAAGACGAGGCCAAAAAGGAGCAGGAAGATCACCGGGAGATCAGCAGCAAGGAGGGCATCATCCTCGATTTTGTCGAGAGACAGGTGCCGGAGGATTGGCAAAAATGGTCGCTGGATAAACGCCGGCTGTTCTTAAACGGTACAGTCGAGGGCAACGTAACCTTGGTTCCACGCAACCGAATTTGTGCGCTGGAAATCTGGTGCGAAGCCTTCGGCGGGCAGCCGAGAGATTTCCGGTATTCTGAATCCTCGGAAATCAACGACATCCTCAGAGCGATGCCTGGATGGGAGAAAGCTCCCAACGGTTTGCGCTTCGGATATTGCGGGTATCAGAGGGGGTTCCTTCGGAGAAAGGAGTGACGCGGTATGGTTGTGAAAAAGGCTGGCGGAAAAATATACGGGGCGGTCTTTACAGCCGCCGAGCGGAAGGCCATGAACATCGAGATCGAGAGACAGCTTGCGGAGTATACGCGCAAATACGAAGTAGAGCTGAACGCCAGAGTTTTGTACGTTCTTCGAGAGCAGTTGGGTTTCGGTGAGCAGCGTCTGCGGAGGTTCTTCGATCGGTTTCAGATCGAGATAGATGATCTGGTCAAATACTACGAGATGGGCGACGAGGACGCCGCGTGGCTCTGTACGAGGAAGCTCAAAGAAGCCGGAATCGACGTCGCCCAGTGGTGCAAAGAGGCTGAAACATTGGAATGAAACATCTGAATTTAAGTCAAACATTAGACACGAAATTCAAACTTTAGGCGGGAAATTCAACCCAATGTTTCAGGCCGTGAATGTTTCAATGTATCGCCAATGTTTCACCAATGTATCGGCCAAAACCCCAGTAAAATCAAGGGTTTCCGGCGTTTTGAAACATTGAAACATTCATTTCTATAAATTATGAAAATAGAGAGATTAGAGAGATTAGAGAAAATATCGCACGTCTCTAATCTCTCTAATCCGCCTGATTTGCGCGTAGTACGCGCGCGCGAAACGGCTGAATGTTTCAGGAGGAAAAACATGAATGAAAGTCGAATTGAGAGGCACCTCGTAGACGGTGTAAAAAGGCTCGGAGGAATGTGCGTGAAGTTCGTAAGTCCGGGAACTCCCGGCGTTCCTGACCGCATTATTATCACCGCCACAGGCCGCATCATTTTTGTTGAACTGAAGACCGAGACCGGGCGTTTGTCTAAAATCCAGCGGTATACGATTGGAGAGATGATGAAGCGCGGCGCTGACGTGAGAACTGTCAAGGGTCTCGACGCGGTGAAGGAGCTTCTCGCTGAAATTGGAGGGATGCACGTATGATATTTAGTCCGTATCCGTATCAGCAGTATTGTATCGACAGCATCATCTACAATCGAGCGATAGGTCTGTTTTTGGATATGGGTCTCGGAAAAACAGTCATCACCCTGTCTGCGATCCACGACCTTCGGTACAATCGGTGGGAGGTATCCAAGCCACTCATCATCGCCCCAAAAACGGTAGCCGAGGCCACCTGGACTACGGAGGCAAAAAAGTGGGACCACTTGAAAATGATGCGGGTTGTTCCGGTTCTTGGTACGGTGCAGCAGCGGCTGCGGGCGCTGGCTACTCCGGCGGATGCTTATGTAATCAACCGCGAGAATGTGACTTGGTTGGTGGAGCATTTCAAAAATGCGTGGCCGTTCGACATGGTAGTGCTGGATGAAAGTTCCAGTTTCAAAAACGCATCCAGCAAGCGGTTCAAATCCATGAAGCTGGTTCGCAGTCGGATCAAGCGGATCGTGGAGCTGACCGGTACCCCGTCCAGCAACGGGCTGGAAGATCTGTGGGCGCAGATTTATCTCCTTGACGGCGGCGCCCGATTGGGCAAAACCTTGGGTGCCTACCGGGATCGGTATTTCGTTCCTGGCCGGAGAAACCGCACGACGATTTTCAATTACGCACCGAAAGACGGCAGCTTTGAGATGATAAAGCAGGCAATCAGCGATATTTGCATCAGCATGAAGGCCAGTGATTACCTGACCCTGCCGGACATGATTCCGCATGATATCCCGGTTGCCCTGGACAGCGCAGCGAAGAAAGCCTACGCGCAGTTGGAAACCGATCTGCTTTTGCAGGTTGACGAAAACACCATCACGGCGCAGAGTGCCGGCGTTCTCACGGGAAAGCTGCTTCAGCTCTGCAACGGTGCAATCTATGACGAGAATCGGAACGCCGTCAAAGTACATGACTGCAAAATCAATGCCTTTTTGGAGTTGATTGAGCAGCTGAACGGGCAACACGCCCTGGTGTTCTACAATTTCCAGCATGATCGTGACCGGCTTGTGGAGGCTTTGGCGAGTACGAAGCTGCGGGTTCGTGTATATTCACAGGCCAAAGATGAGGCCGATTGGAACAACGGAGAGATCGACGTCCTGCTGGCCCATCCCGCGAGCTGCGGCTACGGACTGAACCTTCAGCGCGGCGGCTACAATGCGATTTGGTTCGGGCTGACTTGGAGCTTGGAGCAGTATGAGCAGGCCAACAAGCGGCTTCACCGGCAGGGGCAAGAGCATCCGGTTGTGATCCACCACCTGATTGTGCAGGGCGGTATGGACGAATCGGTGGTCGCAGCCCTTCAGAGCAAGGGCGATATGCAAAACGCGCTGATGGATGCGCTGCGCGTTCGCATCAACAAATTACGCAGTTAAAAAAGGAGGAGTTCACCATGAACAGAGATGAGATCGCGGAAGTCACCCGCATTGCCGCAGCTGAAGTTCTTGCCCGAAAGGATGAGCTGCTTGATGAGGAATATGACGCTCGTTATCACGACGTTAATCTGCTTATGAAAAACTACCGGAAGCTGAAAGCGCATTACTCCCACGTCTCTCCCGAGGCTCTGGAAGTGAGTTCGATCTGCTCGATGCGCCGGAAGACTGGGCTGATGATGAGCCACGTAGATAAAATGCTGGTGGCCTACGAGGCCATGTGCAAGGAATCCGAGAACTCTGATGAGGCCCGGCGCTGGGAGGCGCTGTATCTGCGGTACATCCAGCCCACTCGCATGAGTGTGGACGATATCGCTGATGAGCTGTGTATTGATAAGCGGACCTTCTATCGCGACATCAATCGCGCGATGGAAGACATGGCCGTTTTGCTGTTCGGAATTGAGGCCATCGGGTCGTGGAGGCACAAGCGTGCTGCCGACGTCAAAAGATAAAATCGGAAGGGTCTGCCGGTCTTCGGCAGGCTCTTTTTTATTCCTGTCCGTTCTCTTTTCAGAAAATTTTTCGGGAAAAAATTTTAGGAAAAACCTTGACAAAAACGACCAAAAGTCGTATAATAAGAATAGAAAGAAAAAGAAAGAGACCGTAAGAGGAGGCCGATAAAGATGATGAACACAGAAGATTGCATCAGAGCTGAAGTTGAATATCGAGAATGGCGCGAATGCCCGCTTTGGTATTGCGTCAAGACCAAGCTCGGAAGCGACGGTTCAGTCGAGAGTGAGATCGTCAGTGATGAGAAAACCAAAGTTCCAATCGCCATTCAGAGCGCGGATAAACCGCTGGACGGCGTGTTTGAGGACGCGAGCGGAGTTACCTACTACACCTACCACGCCGGGTACAAGGCAGCAGCCAAGCAGGTTGAGGCCGCCAAGAAAGTAGGCAAACTCAGCTGACCATTTCAGTCATTTGTATCACCTACTTTCCGACCGCTTCTCGGCGGCTTTTTCTTTGCCTGAAATCGAACTGATACAGATGTGTTTCAACGCCCAGTGCAGTTTCTCGGTAAAAAATACCGTCTGAAATCCACTCTCGGACGATCCGCTCTCCGCCGTTCAACTCAGGCATACTGGCTTTTGCCAGATCTGCAAGCTCTGCCGCAACCGCAAGCAGAACTGAGATGGCCGTAATCACTGGCCCTGATTTACGTCGTCGGCCAGAAGCTCCTCGATGGTGCAACCGTAGAGCTTCGCAAGCAAGGGCAGCTTATCCGCTCGCGGCTTAGAAAGCCCACGCTCCCACTTGCTTACGGCGGATTCCTTCACGCCAACGGCCTTTGCGACCTCACGCTGCGTAGGGATGGCTCCGCGAAGCCTCCGCTCTCTCATTACGTTCATCCTTTCACCTCCTGAACTACTTTGCGGTGGGTTTCTTAACTTACAGTTTCATTATAGCACTTATAGTCCTCAATGTCAACTCCTATTCTCTTTTTTCTCGAAAAATTTTCTGGTGTTGACAACTTGACTTAAAAGACATATAATTGACTTTAAGGAAAGGTGGTGACACTTATGGACGGATTCGGTGATAGACTGAGAAGGCTCAGAAAAGACCGGGACATCACGCAAGGGCAGCTCGCTGAAGTGATCGGGGTTGTTCCATCTGCCGTGGGCAAATATGAAAGGATTCCGCAGTCTTACCCGAGTGTGGACGCTCTTATAAAGATTGCGGACTTCTTTGACGTCAGCATAGACTATTTGCTTCGCGGAACTCAGCCATCTCAAACTGTCGAAAATAACTTGAACGGGCAGATGCTCAACAGCTCTTTCGTGCAGGCCAACCACGGGGGAATCGTGTACAACGGAGACGGAGGTAATAATTTCTCCCCAGAGGCGTTGGAACTGCTGCGCATTTATGAGACCTTGAATGGCCGGGAACGCTTGAAGCTGCTGAACTTCGCTGTGGAATTGGACGGTGATACGAAATGAGAGTGACGTTGGATATAAAAAAGCAGTGCTCTTTCTTCTGGCTGAGAGCTATCCGAAGCGCCCGTATAGACCGGTGCTGCGCCAAGTGTTTCATCGGGGATGCCTACCACGAGGTCTATGAAGGAACCCGATTCAAAGATAAGGCGCACGTGGATCTGGAAATCACTCCTGATCCGCGTGTCAAGGCGTATTACCTTTGCGGTCTCAGCCGTGGATTCCGGTACAAGGATAATACTCACATCGCTTTCGTCCCCTGCGAGGGGCAAGACATTGAAGTGGAAAACGACAAGATTCGGCTCATAATTACTGGCGCTCGCCAGATTGATTTCCAGAATTACAAGCCGAACCCGGAAGGCGAATATACCCACGAACAGCGTACCTGCCGAAACTGGATCTTCGCCAACTATTTGCTGGACGGGATGCCGCTTTGAACCGCGCAGCCCTCTACATCCGCGTCTCTACGCTTGAACAGGCGCAGGAGGGCTATTCCGTAGGCGAGCAGAAGGAACGCCTGATTGCGTACTGCAAAGCCAAAGACTGGATCATCGCAGACATCTATGTGGATGGCGGATATACCGGCAGCAATCTGAATCGCCCCGGTATCCAGAAGCTCATCTCAGAAACGGATAAGTTTGATCTCGTGCTGGTCTACAAGCTGGACCGCCTCTCACGGTCTCAGCGGGACACGCTGTACCTCATCGAAGAAATATTCCGGCCCAAGGGCGTAGACTTTATCTCCATGCAGGAGAGCTTCGACACCTCTACGCCCTTCGGAAAAGCAATGATCGGCCTGCTGGCAGTATTTGCCCAGCTTGAACGCGAGCAGATCAAGGAGCGAACGTGGATGGGCCGCGTTGCCCGAGCCAAAACCGGCCTCCATCACGGTGGCGGGTACATCCCTATCGGCTACGAGTATGAGGACGGGCATCTCGTCATCAATCCGTATGAGGCAGAGCAGGTTCGGAAGATCTACGAATGGTATCTCGCCGGCGCTTCCCTGAAGACAATAACTGACCGGCTGCAAGAGGCGGGGTACACCAATAAATACAGCAGCTATACCTCGTGGTCAAGTGTTCGGAACATTCTCGGCAATGAGACCTACACTGGGAGGCTGCACTTCGGAGATGTGGTCGTGGATCACGCACACGAAGCAATTATCAGTACAGAACAGTTCAACGCTGCACAGGTTCTGCGAGGTAAGAAGCAGGAACAATACGGCACGGCTTTCCAGTCGAAGCACCTCCTGACTGGGCTTATCTTTTGTGGACATTGCGGAGGACGGTATTACCTTCGCAACACCGGCAAGTACACCTACTATGCCTGCTACTCCCGCACCAAGCAGATAAAGAGCATGGTCAAGGACCCGAACTGCAAAAACAAGATCTGGAAAGGCTCTGAGCTGGAACCCATCATTGATGCCAAGATCCGGGAACTGCTGTCCTCCCCGCAGATGGCAGCCGAGATTGCGGCAGCTCGAAAGCCAAAGCCAGCCACCGGCAGCAGAAATACCGAAGTGGAAAAGCGGCTCCGGGAAATCGACAAACAAATTGGTAAGCTGATGGAGTTGTATCAGCACGACGATATTCCGGCGGAACTCCTCGGGGAGCGGATCAATAAGCTCTACAATGAGCGGACTGCGCTGGAATCCTCCCTCACTCCGGTGGTAGAAGATGAGGTCACACCGTTTGACCTTGCGGAGGCTCTTATCTCTGACGCTGCCCAGGTCTGGGACTTCGCTGATGAAAACCAGAAACGACGCATCCTGCAAAGCCTCATCTCCCGCATCGTCCTCACCGACGATGACGTCAAGATTGAGTGGGCCTTCTGACAGCAACGAAAAAAGCCCTACCGCTGCGTGAGCGGTAGGGCTTTCTTGTTACTTCTCTGAAGACTGCGCGATTGCGTTCTGCACAACGGCGGCTGCGGTCGCAGCAGCAGTGCTGGCGGCAACCGATGTAGCATTCGCAGAGCTGGCGCTTTCCAGTGCCGCAGTAGCGGCGGGCAGCACCTTCTGCTTGCGTACCTCGGCCTCAATGTAGGTGGTGAGGTACTCGGTCAGATCGCCATAGGTTTCCTCGATAAAGGCTTTGGTTGCGGGGCTGATCGCCTTGATACAGGCGGCAAGCGCCATAGCAAGGGCCTGCTTCTGAGCCTCCGCGTCAAAGCTGCCGGCCTTCTTCAGTTCATCGACATAGGTCTGCGAAACGGCAGACACAGCGATACTGACGATACCGGTTACTTCCTCGATGACGTTCCCCAGCAGAATGCTGTTGGTCTGCGCTGCGGCCTCCTCACCTTTCTTCTTGACGAAGGCGGCGACATAAGCGGAGAGCGCGGTCACTGCGGCGGTGACAACCGCCATCAGCAGGTTAAAAACAGCTTCATTCATCGGTCGTACTCCTTACATTTTGGTGCAGTAGTCAAGACTGACCCAGCCAGCGCCGGATTTCAGCTTGCCCCACTTGCTTGCGCCGGCCCCCGTGGATTCCTCCACAATCGTATAGACACCGGGCTTGATGAAGCCCTTGCGGGCATAGCCGGTGCCGGGGCCAGAACGAATGTTGAGGTCGGTGGCGGTGATTCTCACTGTGTAGTTCACGGCTGCGGAGCCGCCGGCCACCGAGATAGCGTTGGCGTCCACCCAGCCGTACACGTTGCTGGTGGCGTCCGTGTGGATGACGTGGTACGGATGCTTGGCGTTGGCAGAGATAGCCGTAATCTTGGCCGGCCCAGCCTTGGCCGCAGAGCCGCTGGCGGCGTTGGCGCTGGTGTAGTGCTTGCCACCGGCGAAGTTGACCACCGTGCCGATGTCCAGCCCCGCAGCAGGGGTGCTGGGGGTCGAGGGCGCGGAAGGCTGCGCGGTGGAGCCACCGAGCTGCGCCGTGACCTTGCTTGCGAGGTCGCCCATACGGGCGTACATCCAGTCGCCGGGGCAGCTCTTGTTGGCGAACCATCGGTGGACGGTCAAGACCATCTCGTCAGACTTGGGGGAGTAGTTGAGGGTCTTGTTCTTGTCGCCCAGCCAGAGCAGCTTCTTCTTGCCGTTGCGCTTGCAGATGTCCACGCAGAGCGTGATGAGCTTCTGGTACACGACATCCTTGAAGGCATACGGCGCGGTGGTGTCGGACGCGCACTCGATGGTCACGGCTCGCTGGTCGTTGGCGTTGGAGGACGTACACCAAGAACGATTGCCCTCATCCACGCACAGCAGCACACGCCCGTCTACGCCGATGCCGTAGTTGCAGGACGCCTGACGGGACGTAGGGGCAAAGACATTGCCCAGCGTTTCCACCGAACACTGGCCCACCACACAATGCGGCGTGATGCGGTCAAGGGCGTGGGTGCGCTTGCCGGAATGATTCGGACTGAGTTTCGTATAGTTTACGAGCGAACTGTTGCTCATGCTATTACCTCCATTCTCGGGCTTTGCGTACCGGTCATAGTAGGTCTGACCATACCCAGCCCGCTTGATTTTGACTGCCTCGCTTTGGTCAGCCGGACGTTCAAAGTCCAGCAGCACACTGTCGCTGGCAGTCCGAACGGCAGTGGCGGTTTTCAGGGTGGACAGCACGGACCTGTAGCCGGTGGAAATCTCCTCAAACAAAAAATCGAGCTGCATTTCCAAGTCACCAATGGACTTGCCTGCGGCCCGAGCGAAGTTCAGCATATTCTGTTTTCGGCTCCAATACGTCCACTGAGCGAGGCCGTAGCCTGCGCTGTCATGGATGAAGTTCTGGTACTTCCCGCTGTCCACTGCGGCGGTGTACGCCGCGTCCGTGTAGCCCAGCTTCTTCTCGTAGGTGTTCTGCAAGTTCTGCGGATTCAGGCCGCTCTCGGCGTAGAGGTTTCCCATCAGGCCGGCAGCGCCGGCAGCAGACAGGCCCTTCGCCAAGAGGTAGTTCCAAATCCTTTTCTCATTGGTGCTCATCGCGCTCAGTCCTTTCTCAGCCGACACCGGTCGTCCCTGTGGTGTCGGTAGGGGTCTCCACAGGGGTCGTGGGCGGCTTGTCCGGCCAGTTGTTGTTCTTGCTCAGGTTTTCGATGGCAGATTTAATGGCGTAGGCCAGAACCACGCCGATAATCTGCGTCACCGCGACCTGCGACAAGCTCTCGGCGATCTGCATCTTATCAAGGAACGCGAGGATATAGCTGCACCACACCCACGCGAAGCCGTTGGCAAGGCAGACCCACACGACCATCTTCATGGTCTCCCGTTTCTTCTTCCCCGCAGAGCCGTTCTTCGACTTCTTACGCGAGCTGGCGTATGCACTGCGGATGATGAGAAAGCCGAGGAAAACAAAAGACACGATGCCGACGCCGGCAAGAACGGCAATCAGAGTGTTCCAGCCAGTTCCCATAAATCACACCTCCTTCCCATCGACTGGCGATGCCGTCAGCTTTCGCTGTGCTTGCTGCCGGGATAGGTCCGTCCGGGGATGTGCTCACCGATGTCTACAATTTTCAGCAGGTTCATCGCCGGCTGAACGACGGAGTGAATGTACCCATCCCCACCGACATCCTCGTAGTCGCTGAACATCTCCCAAAACGCCTCGGCCTCCATCGTATTCCATGCGCCCGTAGGATTGCAGGACGGGTCGGTGTAGTACCGATAGCTCTGAAGCAGACGGTCTCTGAGCCGATTCCGCTCTCGGCGGGTCGTATCGTCCTCCATCTTCTTCAGCCGCGACGTCTGCTCGTTCTGGGCAGAGCGGAGCGCCTCAATCTCTGTCTGCAATTTCTTTTGGATGCGGATACTCTGTGCGCGGTACTCAGGGTACTTGCTTACGGCGTCAAGGGCGGTTTTGAGCTGCTCGTCCTTTTTCTTGCTGGCCTCGTACCTGCCAATCAGGTACTTTGACACTTTCTGATAAATCAGATAGCAGAAAAGGATAGCGAGCGCAAATTCGACAACATTGAGTACCGTGATGCTGCCGAACATCTCCTTGAACTCATCTAAACCAGTCAACGGCATTACCTCCCACCCGTTTTTAGTCTGAAAAAGCCGGCGGCCTTATTCGGGCCGCCGGTATTCAGCCGTATTTACGTCGCCGACCAAAGCTTGTAAACGGGCGGAAAGTGCCTCGTCTTCCACAGCCTGCGCCCCGAGCTGTTCCAGCACAAAAGCCTGGGCTTTTATGATCTCAGCCTGTCGAACGCAGATGTCGGCCAGTTTTTCGATCACTTCCGCGCTGCTCACTTTGCAGCGACAGGATACTTCTCGCCGGTAATCTCCTCGTAGCGGTCAGCGTTGATTTCGCCGTCCTCCACGCGGGACGCCAGCTCGGTCTTAACACTGTTCTTGCGGTAGTCGGGAACAGAATCCCAAACCTGCGTACCGGCAATCAGCCGGTTGGCCCAAATCTTATTCATCAGTTTGTACCTCCTTCAGAAATGGCAAGAGTGCTGACAAGGGAATCCAGCTCGCATACGGCGTCCTCAATGGCGCTCATACGCTCATCATTCATCTCGTCCTGCTCACACATGGCGTCCTCGATCTCGCTCATCCGGGTGCCGGTCAGCTCGTCCTGCTCACACAGGGCGTCTTCCAGCGCGGCAGTGCTCTCGTTGACCTGCTGGATAACAGGCCCGGTCTTATCGACGGCACGGTAATGCCGGTCGATCTCGTACCAGTCGTAGCAGTTGCCCTCCACGTCCTCGGCGCTCTCGATTTTCCGCACGACGCGGAAGTTATCGGTGATGGTCTGGTCGGGGAATGTCTGCTCGATCTGGTGGAACCCGGTCAGGTCGGTGTGGGAATCGCCCTTTGTTTTGAGGACTTCGATTTCGCCCTGCGTTCCAAATACGTATTCCAAGTGAGTTCCTCCTTTCGCTGCTTCTGCCGGATGATGCGCTTCAGCTCACGCATGAGACGTTCACCTTGGAACAGCATCCGATAGATGTTGTGATTATTGCAGTGTTTCAACTGCCCGAGGCGGGAGAGCAGACTGGCCGCCGCTCCTGCCAAAATGCGCTTTTTCAAGCGTCTCCGCTTTCGATAACGAGCGATAGCCCGTTTAATGCGGAGAAGATTGTGTTTACGCGGGATGGTGTAACCGCGCCCATAGCGATAGCCTACTGCATCAGGCATACGCTCTTTCGGCCTCTCATACCCGCGTCTTGGAGGGTTTAACGGGACGCGTGGATTCCTCCTCACTGTCGGGAATATCTGCCAATCGGCTTTGAGCCGGAGCTGATGGGCATTCAGCCATGTCTCCACGAGCACACGCAGCTTCTTCAGCTTGCGTTTGTTCGAGCCAAAAACGGTAAGGTTATCCATGTAGCGGACGTAGTGCTTGCACAGCCCGCTCTCCCGGATAAGCCTGTCCAGCGGCTGCAAGACCGTGTTGGCAAACCACTGAGAGGTATAGGCCCCAATCAAAACGCCATCCTTGATGACGCGCCAAATGAGGTCGAGAACGCGATAGTCTTTGATGAGCTGGCGCATACGGTCCATCACGACCTCCGGCTTCAGGCTGTCGTAGAAGTGGTGGATGTCACCGCAGAACTCATACTTCGTCCCGCGAGGGTCTTTGTCCATCCAGATCTCGATGGCTTTCCGGGCGTGATGCGGGCCTCTGTCACGGATGCTCCCGCAGCAGTAGTAATCCATCCCGCGCATGAACACAGGCTGCAACACCTGAATCAGAGCGTGGTGGACGTACTGGTCGGGCCACTGGACCGGCTCGCTGACCGTGCGCCATTTCCGGGCGCTGGCGTCCCATCGCTGAGACACGTGAGGTTTCTTCTGCTCGAAACCGTCGATGATGATTTGCCGCAGCTCCTTGACGCGCTCCTCCTTTGTTTCCTCCACCCATGCGGTGCAAGAGTTCGGACGGTGATGCGTTCGCCAGTGGTGGGTGCGGTTCACCTCGTCGATGGCAAGCAGCAGGTTGTCATCAGATACGAGCTTCTCAAAGAGATTCTTTGCTCGCTTCACAGGGATGTTCCTCCTTTTAGCTGTACGGGCTTTCCAGCGCCTCCGTAGAGGTGTACTAACCCGCTCCCCAAATTTGCTTATCTTCACCAAGGGGTGCGCGACTACCTGTGCCGTGAATGGAGGATGAGCAAAGCACAAAAAGGATGCGGCAGCCGATGTTCGCGTTCGAGTTCGAGACGTCGTTGTAGTTGACGTAGAACAGGCCGTGGTTGGTGTTCTGGTTGTAGTTGCCACCAACGTAGAGGCACGGGTACGACGAGCTGAAGTACCAGTTATCGCACGAATACGTAGAATCGCTGCCGTTCGACTGAGAGGGCGCGAACACCGGGAACCCAGCCTGAGAGCGCACGGTAAACCGAGACGGATAACCGCTGGTCAGCGTCCCGACGTTCACGCCGTTGGCGCTGTCGCTGAACTGGTTGGGATTCTTGATGACGTTCAGGCCGCTGCCGTTGTAATAGCAACCGTCCATCCAGTCGTACACGTTATCCCACAGGCCCTCGATGTTGCGGTACTGAGTGCCGCAGCCGTAGGTGGTGCGGGAGTTCTTCGTGGTGCCGGTATGGTAGGGCATACTGTCGGTGTACCCCATATTCTCGGTGTTGCTGTTGTTACCGCAGCCATACCCGATTTTCGCCTGAGAGTTCCAATCGGCGAACTCCACAATGTAGAGCAGCCAGATGGTGAAACGCATCAGGAAGTCCATCTGCCAGATGTTCGCGCCGAGGCCATGAATGGTGGAACGAGCACTGGACCGGGTGATGTTCGCCTTGGGGCGCTGGCCGCTGGTGGACTTGTTGCTGGACGTGCCGCAGTGATAACGACCGATGTACACGACATCGCGCTCGCCCTTGCCGTCGCCCCTGTCCATGTGGGCGGGGGAAACAGAAAAGCCGCTCTGCGCTCTGTCGGCGATCTGGATTTTCAGGCCGTTGCCGTTCTGGGTCAGCTTGTACCAGAACTTCGGGATGGCGACCATCGTACCGCCGGTGCGCTCGCTCTTGACCATGCCCGCCCACGGCTGCAAATCGTCGAAGGGAGAGCTGTACTTACTTGCGCCCTGCACATACGGCACGGGGTCAGTGAAGCCCGCCGCCTCATCGGTGCGGGTCCACTTGGTCGTGCTGCTGCCATCCCAGCTCGCGCCGTAGATGTGGACCATGTTGGTCACGTTGACCGTAAAGGTCTTGTTGGCGGGAGCGTTGTGGTTCGTGCCAGCCGCGACCTTTACGGTTACAGTCACGTTGCCCTCATCGAGCGCGGTGACGTTTACCTTGTTGCCGCTGACCGACACGCTGACGACATCGGGGTCGCCGGACGTGGCGGTAATCGCACCGTCGCCCGCACGGGTCACAGTGACGGAGCCGGTAGGCGAATCGCCGTTCAGCGACAGCGAAGTCGGATTGAGGCTCAGAGAGCCAGCAGCCTTGGCAATGCTCCACGCCACGGTCTTGGCGGTGGTCGTGCCGTCGCTCCACTGGTAGCCGGGCTTCGGAGTGAAGCTGGCATTGTAGCTGCCGGCGTTGGTGCCGCTGGTCGTGCCGCCCAGTGTCAGCTCGGCGCTGTTGTAATCGTCGAACGTGGGGGTCTGCGCCTGACCGGTGTAGGTCAAGCTCTCGCCCTGAGACGGGATGGCCGCAATGGGGATTTTGACGGTGGCGGTGTAGTTCTCGTCGGCCTCCGTCACGTTGACCTCTACGGACGCAGAGGTCTTGCCGGAAATTGTGGCGCTTACCGTGTATTTGCCGGCCTTCTTGACCGAGATCGCAGCCACGCCGCTGCCGTTGGCGGTTGCGGTGTAGGCGCTGCCACCGAGGACAGCCTTTGCCTCCGCGTTGGGGGCAGTCGTGACCGTAATGGTCGCGGTGAACACGGCCAGCGTGACTTCATACTGGCCGAAGTACGCGCCGGTGGTCACGGTTGCGGAATACTGCTCGCCAGACGCTGTGCTCGCGCTGACGGTGTACTCCGTGTTGCAGTTCTTGACGCTGACGGAATCCACAAGACCCTCCGGCACGGTGCCGGTCTTGGTGTCCCCCGCGCCGTCAGTAACCGTGTACTGCTGGCCGGCAAAGTCAGCGTCGAACGTGATTTTCAGGACGCACCCGGAACCGCCGCCCCCTTCAAGCGCCTCGTTCGCCTTCTCCAACGCGCTGTTGGCAAGGGCGCGAACCGCTTCAAGCTCGGGACCGCTCACGCCGGGTACGTTTACACTTCCATAGCCCATAGGCTTACTCCTTTCCTTCCTGAATCCGATACTTCACAGAGATGGCCGACGCCGGGACCTGCAAAGCGCGGAACCGGAGCTTGCCGTCCTGCGTCTCCACAGTCGGGCAGAGGCCGCAAGCAACAGCAGCACTGACAGAGGCAGGATCGAGGAAGACCCTCACGTCATCAGCCGCCGTAACGCCCGCTGCGGTGAAGTCGTAGTATTGCGGGTAAGCATTGGTATCAGCAGACCACCCTGTCGCTGGAATCGTTGCCGACACCTCCTGCGACTTGTCCGGCTTCTGAGCATCCATTTCCTCCAAAGCCTCCGCAGCGGCGCTCGCTACTTCGGCAATTTCGGACTTCGCTTGCAGAGCCAAAGACTTCAGATGGTCAAGGGTTACAACTGCCAATGTGAATCACCTCCTAATTTTTCTGAGAACGGACCAGCCCTCCACAACCCGCCCATCGGTCCGCTCGTCAAGTCTCTATCTTAGGCGGTGGGGAAAATCTCGGCCAGCATTTCCGTGACCTCCTCATCGGTGGCGATAGTCACCACGGGGGTCTCGGAACCGTTAATCTTGATGTTGCCGGGAGTGGTGCTGGCCTCGACCTTAGTCGCGCCAGCGGCGACGTCCTCGACCTTGGCGAAGTGCTCCTTGGACATCAGACCGTCGGCCTCAGCAGTGGCCTTCTGGTAGGTGGTGTCCTGACCGGGGATGCCCAGACCGGTGATGTCCTCCTTGGTGACAGCCTCAGCGTCAGACACATGACCCTGAGCGTCCACAGTTACCTTGTACAGCCCGCTCTCGTGAGCAGTGTGGGCAGGGTGGGTGTAGTTGTTTGCGCCCTCTGCGATGCCGTCCAGCTTGGCCTTGTCAGCGGCGGACATAGCGCCGGCGGTAGCCACATCCAGCTTGAAGCCGGCAGCGGTCACGCCGAGGCCGTTGGCATTGGCGGTGTCAATCCTTGCAGAAATCAGGTTCTGGGCGCTGACCTCGATGCCGTTGCCGCCGGTGTAGGCGTCCACCAGCTCATTGACGGGCAGGTAGACGTGGGAGGCGGTGTCATCGGCGCTCTTGCTGTTGATAACAAAGTCGATGTACAGGTCGCCCACCTGAGCACCCTCGTAGGGGGTATCAGCGGTTTCGACGGTCTTGATGTCAGCACTGTTGACGAGGAAGTCCTTGGGAATGTTAATCTTCTCGCCCACCTGGGCACCATCCTTGGTCAGATAGTAGGTGGACAGGAAGCCGGTCGCTGTGCTCGGGGACCTTGATGGCGGCCAGCTCCGCTTTGGTGGCGTAATCAGACTTGATCTTGTTCGCCAGAGACTTCAGGTGGCCGAGCTTGGCGAGCTTGTTGACATCGTAACTCATGATAAAATCCTCCTAATAAGTTTTGGTATTATCTCAGGCTTCGGGGTCTTCCGAGCCAAAGATTTCGGAAATCATCTCAGCGACTTCGCCGTCAGTGGCGATACGGTCATCCACGATGGCGTCCACGTCGCCTTCGAGGGCTCCGGTGCCGAGAGCTTCCAGCTCGCCGGCGGCGTTCTTAATCTGGTAGACGGTGGAGACGCCTTCCTCCACCACAGCGATGACCTGACCGACATAGGCGGTCGGGTTGGTCTGTGCGTAGGTTTGCGCGTCGGACATAGAGTAGAACACCGAGTTTTTGTCCAGCGGGAAAGCATCCTGCCGGGACATACTCAGCGGGAACTCCATAAAGGCAAAACTCTTGTCAGAACCGTTGATAGCCATACTTCATTCCCTCCTCTCAGCCCAGCGTGACCTTCAGGGTCGCGGCGTTCTCGTAAGGCACAGCAGGCTCAAACACCCACACGTTGTACGCAACGGCGGTGTAGCCCTCAGCGCCCTCGACATTGACGGAAGACTGCGTAAAGGTGCCGGTCACGTCGGCGTTCATCGCGGTCTCGTTGATGACCTTGGTCACGCCGGTCTTGCCAGCGATGCAGGCGATGACCACACGCTGCGCCCCGGCAGGGACGTTGATAGTCAGCGTACCGGCGGCATACGCCTTGTTGCTCTTGGTCAGACCCCGGATATAGGCACTGTCAACGGTGGGCTTCTCTGTGGTGGCCCCGTAGAAGTAGTTCCGGTAGGGCGTGTAGGCCCCGGTGGTCTTCTCCTTCGTACCGGAAGCGATGTTCACGGCAGGGTCAGAGGCGCTGCCGAGGTTGTCGTTGGCAGTCACACCAGCGCCGTGAGTGGCGATGGCCTTGTACTTCAGGGACGCCACGACGTTCTCGCCGCCCTGGTCTCCGATGATAAAGCCATTGCCGCCATTGTTATCGGAACCGGCGCTCAGGCTGGCAGCGTCCACGCTGGCGATCTGCTCAGTGCCGCCGTCAGTGATACGCTGCACCACCCAGTTGGAGGCGGTGACACCGGTCTCCGGGCCGTACTGGTAGCTGCCGGGGTTCAGATTGCCTGCCGTGTACGCAGCAGACGCCAGAGAGGTGCCGGCCTCCACAGCCTTTGCACCGGACAGGTTGAACCCGCTGATGCTGGGCTGGGCGGTGATAGTGGGCTGAAGGCGTTTGCTCAGGATTTCGGTGAACACGTCCAGCACACTCTTGCCCTTAGAGCTGAGAGTGGCGGTGCCGTCCGCGTTCTTGGTCAGGTTGCCGAACTGGGTGTAGTTTCCGGCCAGCGTGATGTCCTCCGGCATAATCACCTTGTCGGCATCCACATTACCGGTGATGCTCACCCAGTCCTCGCCGTCGAAACGGTAGGCGGTCATCTCATAGGTGATGCTGTCCACCACAGTGACCACAGCAAACATATCTCCGGCCTTCGGGGTAATGTCGCTGTGCTCAGTGAAGTACGCCTCGATGACCGAAGCGTCGGTCGCTTCAAGGTCGGTCTTGGTGCCGGTGTACACCGCACCGCCGCCCACGCCGTTGAGCGCCTCAGCCAGATCATCGTCGGTTACGTAGCCGTCCAAACTGACGGTGGTATCGTCGAGCAGCTCGACCACACCGTCAATCAGGGCGTACACGTCGTAATGGCCGGTCTCATCGTTGTGGACGAGGTACAGCACGTTTTCCTCAGCCGTGCCAGCGTCAGGCACGGTATCGGACTTCTGGAAGCGGGCATGGCCCGCTTTGGAAATTGCGGCGAGATATTCCGTCTTAATGCGGGTCGCCGTGTCCTTCAGGGCTTTTACGTTTACGACCTTGGTCTCGTCATAAGCCATATTTCGGTCTCCTCCTATTTCTTAGTTTTGCGGTTCGTTTTCCTCGGGCGGGAACACCTCGTCAAGCATCTGCTCCGTGTCGCCGGTGGTCACGATGGCCTCGTCGGGAAGGCCGGAGCCTTCATACGAGAGTGTGCCATCGGGCGTGGTGGAGAATCCGTCGCCGAGTTTTACGCCGCCCAAGCGGTCCTTAGTTGCTACTGGCAATACATAGGTGCCACCCCCTCCACTGATGCCGCCGTCGGCAGACAGCAACACGAGGGTAGCCGCCATGTCCTCCGTCGGCGCTTGCTGCACCCAGAACCGCACAGCGCCGTCAAGCACACGGGAAGATGTGCTCATGCCGGCTGCCTTTGCGATATTCTGGGCGGCTTTATGCAACATGACCTGCGGAATCAAGCCCTCAACAGCCTCCTCAACGGGGAGGTCCAGATAAAGCTCTCCTTCCACAATGTCTTCTGCATCTTCCAAATCCGCGCTGCTGGCCCAGCCGGCGGCGGGAATCGTGATTTCGACCTCGGCCACATCGCCACCGCCGCCCAGACTGCCGCCGTGGGCGTTGGGGTCTGAGTTGTGGTCGGCAATCATCTGCTGCACCTGAGAAACGGTGGCGATGGCCTCCGGGTCGATGATCGCAGTGACGGCATCTACGTCACCAACTGCGGCGATGAGGTCAAACGTGGCGAGCTTGCCAACGATGGAGCTGGCAGGCCGAATCCACTCCGGTTCGTTTTCAAGGGACAGATAGGTGAACGGGACTTCGCCCTCATCCGGGTCCTCGGCGAACAGCACGATGTTCGTCAGGTAGAAACCCGCCGCCACGTTGTCGCTTTTGATTTGCACCGTGACTTGGCACTCGCCGTCCACGGGATTGGTGACTGCGGCAATCATCGCATCCATGACGTAGCCAGCAGGCTCCATCATGGTCTTGGGCGTCAAACCCTCTGGAATCTGGCCGCTGCCTGCTGCCGCCCTCGTGTATTTCATCGAGCATCTACCCGCGAGGACTTTTCCAATCAGGCTCACGCCGGTGAGGGAACCGTAGCTCCCGTCTTCAAACTTGGACATAATCGCTCCTCCTTCTTAATCAATTCTTTTGGCCTTGATTCGCGTGTGATAGACAGCCCCTCCTGCGCCGTCCTGGCGGCCTCTGTGCGCCCTCCTTTCTGGGGGCGGGGTAGATGTCACAGTAGGTGTCTGAACGGCTCCACGCAAGAGCTGGACGGGCATCTGGGCGGTTCTATCAGCACTGAACGGAGGAGGCTCGAATTTCGCCCCCGCAAACCCGCCGAAGTGGACGCCCAGCACGTCTGTGCTTTCTCTGTCTTGGCTCACCGGCACAGCGGACACATCGGCGTCCACAAACCCGCAGTGCAGCAAAGTCAGGTCATAGCGGTAGGTGCGGTAGGTGCGAAGATAAAGCCGCATCCCGACACCGGCCACCAGAATACGCTTGATGGCATAGGCTATCGGCTCGATCAGTTCCTCCCGATCGGGAGAAAGCAGAGCCATATCCACGTACAGAGCAATCTTGGCTGGGAATACATCATCCAGTTCAACATCGCTCTGCTCTACATCAAGCAGCATAGCTGCCGCCCGAATTACCGTATCTGTGTCGCCGCCCGAAAGCTGCGCCATGATTTTCACTTTGATTGCGAGGCGGTAAAACCTATCATCAGAGCTGACCCGCTTGACGCCAAAATTCGCGCCGTAGCGGTCAAGCACAGAGCCGCAGGCATAGTCGAGGTCATCCCACAGCTTTACCAGCGCAGCCTGCTCCTCGACAGTTTCGAGGCCCCACGCCAGAATCGAAAATAGCTTTCCGATAACGGTTTCCAGCGGTAGGCCCAGCTTCACATTGTCGTAGTCTTTTCTGCTGTACGCACTGGTCAGCGCATACAGCATTTTGGAAAGGAACTTATTCATGCGACCACCACCATGCTCTCATCCGTTACCGCTTTCTCGCGGGCGGCGATGGTGATGTTTTTCCAGCTAAAAGTCTCTCCGTCCGAGCTGATTTGCAGGTCGAAGTCTACGACACCTTGGACCTTGAAAACCTCGGTGGGCAGGGCCACGCACACGACGTTTTGGCCGATGTTCAGGCCGCCGCGCGTGTCGGAACCGATGTACTCGGTAAGCCGCTGCTTGATTTGCTCCACGCCGTCCAACGGAAAGGTGTTGTCAGTTTGGAGGTTGAACACCTTGATCCACACGTTCACCGGAGTGGGCCGGCTGAAGTTGATGGCCTTGATCCGCCCGGAGGCGTCCACGACCGGCACAGATACGTTTCCGTAGGTCTGGATGCCGGCACCTTTCCGGCGGTGGATAGTGGTGGCGATGGATTCATCCAGCCCTCCGTACACCACCAGCTCTATGGAATGGGGCGGCAAGCCGCTGGCGTTTATTTCGTCGGTATCATTTTCCTCTCCGGTTACAGCTATGACGGCTTCTACGTTCTCGTAGATCGCCGCGATAATCGCGTCAATGTTGACGCCGCCGGCAAAATCCGTAGAGATGTAATACCGGGCGCGGAACTCAGCATCAGTCTCTGTGTTCCGCCCGCCCTCGAACGGAGCAGCGTTTGACACGGCGGAGATACCGTTCTTCGGGTTGGTGATAACTGTAATCGTCCCCGCTTCTGTATTGCCATCGGGGCCAGCTACGACTGCGGAAGCCGGAAGCGTAATGCTCCCATCCAAAATCACGCCAGACTGAAGCGTTATATATTGCTGGCCCGCGATAGTCTCGGCAAGGTAGCCTTCCGGGACCTCCGCGCCTATCTCGCCTGTAAAGGTGAGGTAGCCCACGGCTTTCTGCGCCCCCAGCAGCCGCAGCCCAATCGCTCGACCGAGGTTGTACAGGCTGTGGCCGACTGCGGTATCAACGAACCGGCTATTGTAGACATCTTCGAGGGTCGAGAACAGGAGGTTGAGCATCCATGCAAAAATCCGCAGGAAGATACCGAGCGGAGAGCGCACGGTAAGGTTTGCTTTTGAACCGAACAGCTCTCTGGCCTTGTATTCGAGCGCGTCCAGTAGTTCAGCGTAAGTGGGGCGTCTAAAACCGGCGTCAGTCAAGCCCCAGTCCGTTGTTTTTGCCATTATGCTGTCACCTCCAATGTGATAGTTTCGCCGTTCACCAACGTAGCTGAGAAAGCCACAGAGACCTCTCTGCGCTCACAGGATACGGACATCGAATCAATGCGGGATACATCTGGCTCTTGGAAAATAGCCTCCCGCATGATCTCTTTGATCTCCTCCTCATCCACGTCGTTCTGATTTACACCGAGAATCCGTTCATAGTCCGTGCCGTGCGTTTCGTCGGCAAAGAACTCGGCTTTCCACGTCAGGAGAGCGTGACGGACATTTTGAACCGTAGTGTCCCGGTCAAAAATCTTCTGGAAGTGACCATCCTCGTCCAGAACAAGGTCTCGAGTTTCTGGGTCAATCAGCAGTGTCATGTTGTCTCCCACGTGAATCACCTCCCTACATAGGTTCACCGGTTACGCCGCCGGAATCGCCAGGGTGTTTGTGGTGCGCCCCGCTGACGCGCTCCTCAGAAACGACGTCTTTTGAAGCTGTGATTTTCCCTTCCACATGGACGTCGCCCAAGATTTGCACCCCGGCCTTCGTGACTGCAACATAAACACTACCGTCGTCCGTTGCGAGAACGAGGCTCTCGCCGGGAAGACCCCGCACCGCGTAGTCACCCGCCACGATTCCGCCGATGAAAACAGCGTCCGTGGTTGCGTGGTTTCGTTCGGTGAGCGGTTGAGCTTCTTTGCCTCCGCTCACCGTACTGTCCATATCGTGATCGAGATAGACCACCACTCCCACGTCGCCCGCTTTTATCCAAGGGCGTATGATAAACCCGCCGCTCCGAGTGCAAGCGACGGGTATGCTCAGAATGGGAGGTTGGCTTTCATACTTCCCGTTCTGCAAATGTTTCGACAGGGGCTGTACATCCACCGTCATCTTGGCTGGGTCGAATGACTTGACCGACACGACTGCCGCCACGCAAATGGATTCAGCCAGCTTCCGGTCGTGAATTTGCTGGTAGTTATATGGCTTTACGTTTGCCACCGGCACACCTCCTCAGTACGGTCGCAGCTCCATCGAAGTCTCCCAGTCACTTGTCCTGCCGCCGCTATGCTTGCCTTCCACGACAATAAAGCGGCCATTCAGGTCAGCAGACTGAATTTTGATGACCTCTGCGGTTGCCACACGATAGTTGAGCAGGCAGGAGCGGGAAATAGTGTCTTCCTCCCGGTCCTCCCCAGTTGTCTGCGAGTTCAGGTCGGTTTCAACGGGAATCTGAACCTTTTCCTCATCTGCTCTGAGCAGCCCGTTCGAGGGCGTCAAGGTCAATCCGTTGTCGATTCCGTCATCGGACTTGGTGATGTAGATTTGCCCCGTAGTCCGTATGATGAAACGGCTCTTGCACTCATTCACCACGATCTCCGTCAGAACCTGCTTCAGATTTCCCCGGCATACCCGCCCACGCGGATAACTCACGTCGGTGGTCAGCTCGCATTTTGAGACCTCGACGCCGAAGATGTTCAGCAGGTCTTTCACAATGGCTGACGCCTTAGAGTTCTGCACGTAGGTCTTGTTGATGAGCTTGCCGAGGATTTCATCGGCACAAGGCTGTATCGTCAGCGTGGAGGTCCAGTCCACATTGGACTGCTTGTGCTTCAGGCCGACTACTTTCCCAATCAGGATGCAGCCGACATCGCCTTCGTATCCCGCATTGAGGATGACGGGGTCATTTTTCTTGATGCCGGCGCGAGTATTGGCGGAGAGGTTCGTCACCGTCACCGTAGCCCCCGGCGGCTCATCGCTGTCATCAAACGGGATGCTGAACTTGAAATCCAGATCCGCAAGTGAATATTTCTTGTTCCCGATAACCAGCGTGGCTTCCCGAATCCAAAACGCCATATCACTCCACCTTCCTTTCGTAGAGGTAGAGCTTGACTTCTTTTCCGAAGTTCTCCGGCGTTACCTCCGAGATTTCCTCGCCGGTTATGCAGACGGGGATGATGACAGGCAGCGGAAACCGCTCGTCTTCTACCACGTTGAACAGCGCCCTGCCGTAGCGAATAACCTCGCCAAATACCAAAACGTCGCCGTTCAGGTCCAGCAGGTCAACGGTGAAGAACTTGCCGATCTCGTTGTACTTGACAGTGAACGTGTATGTCTTATCCGTCAGCTTGACAGAGAATGAGTACGGCACTTTCGACACATCAATGTTGATGTACTCAATGTCCTCGTTCAGGTCAATCAGTTGCAGCGCCACACTCTATCACCTCCGTCAGTTGGCTTCCAGACCGTCATAGCCGCCCGTGCTCCGCGTAAGCGGAGCCGAGCTGCTCGGCGTATCATAGGCTTCTCTGTACCGCTCTGCGCTTGCGGAGCTGACCGATTGCAGAGAAACCGTTGTCATTCCCACACTGGCTGTTTGCGCCAGCTGCTGGTTATCTGTTTTGCCGGCGTCCTGACTGGACATCAGCACTTCCGAATCCATCGGCACGAATTCAGAAGAAACCAGCCGTACTTGTTTCAGCGTGGCCGAGAAGGACGCGCCGTTTCTGTTCTTATAGCTGCGGTCAAATTTCAGACTGGTAAAGACGAGGTTTGCCATGCGGGTCACGCCGGTGTACGTGATGATATCCCGCGAATCCCGCATGGCTTTCAGTGCGTTGATCGCGCTGTCCCCGCCCACGATGGTGCCTGAAATAGTCAGCTGCCCCGCAGCGTTGTTCACGTGGTCGTTGATATCAGCCCCGCTCTCCACGGGGTTCGAGGTGACAGAGCTGCTGTAACTCTCACTCTCTTTCTCGACCACACCGTTCTCGAAAGGTACGAAACGAACTGTCCCGCCCTTTCTACCGGTGAGCGTATACGCCATTCCGACACCTCCTATCAGAACGAATACTGGTTCTTCAAGGACATCTGCTGCAATTCCTCCTCGCGGAACTCGTCGTAAAGCTCACGAACAGTGTCACGCAGAGAATCACGCATATTGTCCACGGTTTCCTCGGAAACTTCCCCATACACGTGAACTACGATGCTCGGGGAGAATACCGGAGCTGGACTGGCAGGGAAATCGCCATCAGGCGATACATCCCCTGGCGGCGGCCCTACTTTTGGCTTGTCCCCATCGTCATCCGATCCTTCGGTGTTAGGACCGTTTACCTCGTCCGCAGGCTTCTGATCCGCCAAAAAGCGAATAAGCTCAGGGCTTACCATGATGACTTGCATAGCCTGCCCACCGAGATCAACGGGGTTGAAATCTCCAACAACCGGATTGACCTTGTACGAAACATCCGAAACAGGAGGAGTGTTGACGTCGGCCACAACAGGCATCACGCTATACGACACGTCAGACGATACTTTTGTCGGCAAATCAAACTCGGTAGGAAGGGCATTCTCCATGTCTTTCTTGACACCGCCCATCGACTTATCGAAGCCTTCTCCAACACCGAGCGCCATGTTCTTACCAACTTGGTCGGCAAAAACAGTGGACGGGCTGTGGATGCCCAGAAGACCTTTGACACCATCAACGATGCCGCCAAAGAATCCGGCCACTTTGTCTTTAATCCAACCTGCCATCGCAGAAATACCGTTCCAGATACCCTGAACGATATTCTTGCCGATGTCCACGATACCACCCATCAAGGCGCTCATGCCGCTCACGATTGCAGAAATGATCTGCGGGAGCTGTGCCACCAGTTGAGGAATGGCCTGAATGATGCCGCTCGCCAGCTGAAGCAGAAGCTGCACACCGGTTTCAAGGATCAGCGGCATATTCTCTGCTATCGTCCCAGTAATCGAGGTGATGATGGATGGCAGCTGTTCCAGCAGAATGGGGATAGCCTGAATGATGCCAAACGCCAGATTGGTGAGAATCTGGATGCCCTGTTCCATGATGATCGGCATATTCTCCGTGAAGAAAGTGATGAGCGATTCAATGATGACCGGCAGCTGTTCCAACAGCAGAGGCACCGTGTCAACTATACCCTGTACGAGATTCATAATGATCGCTGCGCCCTGTTCCAGAATCAGCGGCAGGCTCTCTGTGAGCGCCACAATGATGCCGTCGATGATAAGCGGGAGTTGCTCAATCAGCATCGGGAGAGCGGTCATAATACCCTCTGCCAGCCCGCTCAGGAGCTGCATACCCGCCTCTATGAGCATCGGGACATTCTCAATCAGAGATGTTGCCACGGACACGATAGCGTTTACGAACTCCGGTATGAGCGTCGGCAGCATTTGCCCGACCGATGTAATCAGGCTGTCCACCAACTGAATGGCGGCATCTGCGATGACCGGCACATTCTCTACAAGGGTCTGCGCAATCATCAACACCGCATCAACCGCAACCGGAGCCAGCTCAGGCAGCAGCCCGATCAGAGAGCTGAGCACCTCGTCGAAGATGCCGGCAGCCGCCTCCACAATGGGCGGAAGCAACCCGCTGATTGCAGGGACTGCCTGCCCCAGCGCCTCCGGGAGAGCAGCGGCAAGGTTTTCTACGACCGGCGTGACATTCTTCACGACATTTCCGAAGTTGGCCGTGACGTCGTTCACCAGCTTGCCAATGTCAGCATTTTCATTACCGAGGCCGGCAAACAGGTTTTCCACGGCAGCTTTTGTGCTGGCCCATGAGCCGCTGATCGTCTCAGCGGCTTCTTTCGCGGTGGTGCCGGTAATGCCCATCTCCGTCTGAATGACGTGGATGGCCTCGGTGATGTCCGCAAAGGAGTTGATGTCGAACTTCGTACCAGCCAACTTACCCGCATCATCCAGCAGTCGCTGCATTTCGTCCTGAGTGCCACTGTAACCGAGCTTCAGGTTGTCCAACATGGTGTAGTTCTGCATGGAGAATCCGCGATAGGCGTTTTGAATATCCTCCAAGCTCGTACCCATTTTATTGGAGTTGTCGGCCATGTCTGTGATTGCCAGGTCAACCTGCTTAGCAGCCGCTGCGGTATCGCCGCCGAGGGAGCTTATCATACTCGCCGAGAAACTCGTAGCGAGATTCATGTAGTTATTCGCCGACATACCAGCGGTCTGGAAAGCGTTTGAAGCGTACTGCTGCACCGTACCAGACGCGCTCTTGAACAGCGTGTCTACACCGCCTACGAGCTGCTCATAGTCGGCATAGGCAGACACGACCTGTTTGCCGATGGCAATGGCCCCGGCCACCGCAGCGGCGCTCACGGCTCCGATTGCAGCACCGGCTCCTTTCAGAACACCGCCAAGCCTGCTGAACTTGTCGTTCGTAGAATCAGCAGCGGCGCCCAGCCCATCAACATCTCTGCGGGCGGCGCCCGCCGAATTTCCGAGATCATCTGTCTGGGTGGCTGCTTGTTGCGCACTTCTCGCCATATCAATCAGGCGAGACCTGGCGTTCTGTACGGCGTTGCCAAAGCCGTCTCGGATGGTACTGATGGGGTGAGCAAACTTCGATCCGATACTGGCGATATTGGACGCCGTATTATTCGCAAAATCACGCACCTTGCCAGTGACATAATCGAAAGCCCCGCCGACGCCCTGCCGCACAGACGATGAGAAGCTGTCTCCGCTGTCGATACCCCGGAGGAATGATGCGCGGAACGCATTCCCGACAGAATTAGCCTGCGTCTGGACACCGCCGAGGCTGCTTGTTACACCTCGGATGCCTGATTCAGCGCCGGATGTGTCAGCGTCCACAGTGATGCGGCTGCCGGCACCATTCAGTCCGCCAAGGCCGCTGGTCAGATTGCGAATACTGCTCTCTGCCCGCGAGGTATTGGCCTCGACATTTATGCTGTATGTTAAGCTGCGAGCCTCATCCACACATCATCCCTCCTTTCCATCAGGATTTTTTATTCCACTCATTTTGCCACAGGAGGCGGGCCTGCTCAGCTTCTGTAAACTCAAACAGATCCATTTCTTTCAGCTCTGTATAGCTGATTCCCCCCATGCAGAATGTCATCCGCCAAAAGCGTTCATTCCTGCGCGCTCGTTTCTCGGCGGCTTTAGGATTTTGCTCGCTCCGCAAGAAAGTTTTCGATCTCGCGTACCAGCTCACCCGGCGTTGCGAGATCATCCTGATCGTCGAAGTAACGGATTCCGCCCTTCGAGACTTCCACGGGCGCAGTTACGCAGCCCTTGATGAGTGCGTCCGCGTATTTCGCGGTATTCTTTCTTCCATTGGCGGGGTTGATGTAGAGGTCAGTCAGGTTCGAGTACCACGAAAAGGTGACACTCTGAAGCTGGTAATCCACGCCACCGACGGTGACTGTTTTAGTACGGGCCATAGGTCAACACTCCTTCTGAAACATTCAGCCGTTTCGCGCGCGCGTACTATGCACGAATTAGGCGTATTAGAGAGAATAGGCGTATACGTGCTGCACACGAATACGCCTAAATACTCTATTTTAGATATTATTAGGAATAAATGTTTCAATGTTTCAAAACGGTCAAAACCCCAGTAAATACGGGGATTTTGGGTGAAACATTGCCGATACATTGGCGAAACTTTGAAACATTCGGGGGCTGAAACATTGGGTTGAATTTCCCGCCTAAACTTCGACTTTCGTGTCTAATGTTAGACTTTAATTCAGATGTATCACCCCAATGTTTCAGTTTTGCAGCGTCAGATCCGGGATGATAAAGATGATGGAAACGTCCGCAGCTTCCTTCGCACGGGAGCGGTCGGGCAGCTTGGACACCATCACATTCCGGGCAAAAATCACAGTGCCGTTGTCATTGGCATCCGTGACAGCCAGATTGCCCATTGTGTTCTGCTCGGCGCACCGCTCGATGAACGAGATGTCCGGAGAATCGGGCTGAAGCGTGATGGTCAGCTTAGCAGCCTTGTTGGCGTTCAGGATGTAGGTCCCGTCGCCCTTCACGCCTTTCTTCAGCGTCACGTTATCCTCGTCTCTTGCAAGGGTGAACAAGCTGTCACCGAACATACGGAGCTGATGATTGTTGAAGGTCACGTTTACCTTCTGGGGATCGTAGGTCTGTAACATAGTTTCTCACACTCCTTCTTTACAGAGAAACGCGGAGGACGCCCTTGGTTTTAACCTGATGCACGGCGCCAGAGAGCTGCGCTTCCCAGTAGATGTCGGGCATAACGCGATTCCGGCGCTGATCGTCCGTGGCGTCTGCAAACTTGGGGATAGTGACGGTGTACAGCCCGGCGCGGCTTTTCTGGTCAACGGCAACGATTTTGTGGTCGTCGTCAGCGGCCTCGGCGAGAGCCTGCAAGACGGCAGATGCAATCAGCCCGAAGCCGGCATCATCGTAGTCGATGTTGGCGTTTTCGAGCATGATGTCGTAGAGCAGGTCACGCATACGTTTTGCGATCCAGTCTCCGCCGAGAACAACGTCGATGAACTCGCCGTTGAGGCACACGCCCTCCTTCACATACTGGCGTTTGTACTCCTCCGTGAGGAAGTTCACGTGGTTTTCCAGAAGCTGCTCCCGCTCGGCGTCGGTCAGACGCGGGAGCGAGATGAGTTTCTCACCCTCGCTGGTGTTGGCGTTGCCGTCTTGGGGGCGCTTGAATTTCCAAGTGACCGCCTTCGGATAAAAGGGACCCACATTTCCGGTGTAAGAGGCGTCCGGTTCCTCGTTCAGATACTCCTCATCCGTGTAGATTACAGCGGCCCGAGCGGTGGAGCTGACGAGCTGCTTATTGCTGGTCTGCCCCATGTAGAACTTTCGGTGGTCTTCAACACCAGCACCAAGCTCTGCCTCAGTAGGTTCACTGGCCTCCGCAAACTTCGCGAGGGCAATGACGTATTCGTCGTCGTCCTTGTCGGTCAGCAGGTAGTACCAGTCATTCGTTACCTCCGTCTGAAATTGCTTGATGGCGTTTACGAGATTATCAGCAGCGCTGATCTCGTCCGAGCCGTTTACAAACTCCGCAGTCAGTTCGGCGGCGAAGGGAGTGGTCATGCCTTCGTCCTCGAAGATTTCAACCCGCTCGGGGATGGAATCTGCTTCACCGGAAACGGTAGCCGTGTAGAGGACGGTATCACCCACAGCCGCGCCGGAGTAAGTTTTCCCGCCAATCTCAAAGCTGGTTCCATCAAACAACGCGGCAAACTGTGCTGCGGTAGTTACGGCTGATTTGGCGGTCACTTTCACAAGGGCCTTGCCGTCTCCGCCAATTCTCGCCCACAGCTCCTTGCTTGCGTCCACACTCTGCGGTTCCGCGAATGTTACAGCGAAGGTTGCGGTCACGGCAGGAGATGCGCTGGGAGGCTCAAAGCCTACGATTTTGAACTTGCTGATAAGGGTGTCCGCGAGGGTCGTTTTACCCTGATTTAGCAAGGTTGTCACCTTGCGAACGATTTTGGAGTTGGGGCAAGGCCCGTCGGGGCCAAACACGGCCTCAACACTCGCCAGATCCCGGTACGTGTTCACCGGATATTCGCCGGTGGTGGACACGAGAAGGATGTCGAGGCTCTCCTTTTCAGTGGGCAGCGCGTCTCGCTGCACCACGACGATGATGTCTTTTGCCATAAGGCTTCCTCCTTCTTATGAATGAGCATTTCCCGAAGGATCGTTTACTCGCTCGACTGTTACTGTCGGCATCTCATCGGTTCTGACAAACGAGATGCGGATGTCGAATCCATACCGGCGAACGGAATCCTCTACGAGAAAGCTGGTGCGGTTTGCGGCGGCGCCCACATTATTCACAACAACATCGCCAAATTCGGTTCTGATGTTGTGTCCGTTCAGCAAGAAAAAGCCTAAGCCTTTTTCACAAAGGGCGAGGGCTTCATCCTCTCCGTACACAAAACCATTTTCAGTTTCACGGTTCATGCTGCAAAAAGTGAAGGACATTGTAGCCATCACAGGTTCTGACCTGCGACGGATGAACTCTCCGTCTTTCTCGATCAGCTCTTGCAAGCCGAAAGCGTGTTCTGAAATTCGCGGAGCAAGAATGCTGTAATAGCAATACGGATAATCTGGCATATCTTCGATCTGCTCAGATAACCGAACCGGTCGTCCGATGTGGGCTTCCAGTCCTGCAACGATTGCGTTGCGAGCTTGTTCCAGCGTCATTTCTTTACCACCCCTTCCACCAAAAAGCGGAGCATGGGGTGAATAGAGTTGTGCGACAGTTTTTGCGTGATGGTGTACTGCTGACCGTCGTAGGTGTCTCGGATAATCTGTCCGGGAGAAATGTCGATCGGGTCATCGGTGTACAGCTTCTGAGAGTTTTGTGTGTAGGTTCCTTCAGGAAGCATCTTCCAATCCAAGTTGGAAAGGGGGAGCACTACGCCCCAGAAGCTCTTTACCGGTTTTTCCACGGGCCTCGACTGCCCGCCGGGGCCGCGCTCGAATGTGCGGTCTGTCACGGTCAGAATGTGTAAAAGCGCTCGTGGAAGTCTTGGTGTTGCACGAAGCATAGATTACTCCTCCACTTTGTACGCGATGCGGTCTCTGATGTGAGTACCTGTTTCATACAGCGTCGTGTGCTGCGTTTTCTTTGAGAAATCAGATTGCGGCTTGACACGGTTATCGTCGATGAAGTTCTGCACGAGTTGAGCAGCCTGCGCCCCAATGGCGTTCGCTGCGGAACTTGCGGATGTTTCACCTGTCAGAACCTTGTCTACCTGCTTTGTAACAATGCCGCTGAGCTTTTCTTGGTCGGCATCGAAACTCGCTCGTATGAACGAGCGTTCTGGCAGCTTATCAGTACCGTACTCATGCGCGTGGGCAATCGCGATAACTTCCGAATCTGCCTCGCCCACAATCCCGACAATGATTTTCTTGCCCGCCATCTCACGGCAGGCGGATTTCAGGCGCTCAAAGTCGCTGAGTATCGCATTGGTGTCCACGATCAATACCTCCGATACATATTGATAATCTGGGACCAAGATTCAGGCTGAGACTTGTCGAAATTCCATGTCACGTCAGAGATAGAGAAAGACGACAGCCCCTGAGAACCATTTTGCAGATTGGTATACGCCTGAGAGACGATATCCCAAATCAGCCCTTCAAGATCCGCAGGCAGGGTCTGAGGGTCATCGGCAGTGGCATCCTTTGGTAAAACATATCCCGCCGTGTAGCTCACTTCGATGGCCCTCTTGGGCGCTACAATGTCGTAGGCCAGACCTCTGCGGTATCCTGCTTTCAGCCAGCCCTCGTCCCGGTAAATCACCCCGATCTGTCCGTCCTGCGAGAAGTCATAGGTTTTCGGGTCAACTACTTTGCCGTCTTCCTTGACATACTCCACACTGATGATGGGGTATTCCAGAGTGACGAGTTCCTGCTGTCCGTCGGCATCGTATTTTTGCCGGTAAGACCGGCGGCCCAAATGCCTGCCGATCTGGCGCTCGATCCACGAGGACGCCCGGTTAATCAGGAGCGTGATGACCTCATCAGTTTGAGCATCCTCTACTCCTGCCAACCCCAGCATCAGCTTCATTCTGTCGAGGGTTGTGAGCGCATTGTCTGCAAGCATATAGACCTCCTAAATGAGAGGCGGCAAGATTATTTCTCGCCGCCAGCGTCTTTCTTTTTGTCGTCGGGCTTTACGCCCCCGGCGGGTGCGGGTGCCGCCGAGCCGGGAGCCTTGTTGCTGCTGGGGCCAGTTGCCTTGTTGGCGGAAGGCCCGACAGGTTTGTAGATTCTCGGCATGGTCATTCCCTCCGTTACACGGGCTGGGTGTGCTTGTCGCCGAGAGCGATGGACAGGGCAGTGCCGGTAGCGGCAGCGCCGGAGGCGGTAATCTTCACAAAGTCCTTCAGACCCAGCAGGTCGATGTCGATGTTCACGACATCATCTTTTGCCAGCTCCTCAGTGGTGAAGGTACCGCCCTCGGTCTGCTTCTCAGGAAACACCTGAACATCGGTTACGGGGACGAAATCGGAATTGTCATCACTGTGGGTGACGGTCAGGGTCAGCGCACCGGCGGTCCCGATCTTGGCGCCAATCACGCCGGACAGGAAACCGGACCGGTCAATGGCCTCCCCAGAGGTGTAGGGCAGAACTTTGACGTTCTGAAGCAGTTCTCTTTTCATTGCTGTTTACCTCCTATTACACGGGGACAGAAACCTTGGAGGCCACGGCGAAACTCTCGTCATGGCGCAGGCCGGTGTCCACATTGTTGATGGCGCGAACCAGCGTCTGGTCGTTCTCGAAAGCGGAGATCAGGTTGCCGGCGTCATCGGTCCAAGAGCCTTCACGGCTGGTCTCGATTTCCAGAGCGCCCTGCTCGCCGATAACCAGATCGTTCCAGTTGCCGAAGATGATCTGGGTTTTACCGCCCACAGTTTCCAGCAGGTTGGTGGTCTTGTAGGGGTAGCCAACCAGAGTGCCGTTCTTGTTCATCTCGTCAGCGAAGATGAAGCCGCCAACATTGTCGCGAAGGGACTTGAAGAACTGTTCCACGCTGGTGTTGAACACGAAGCCCAGACCGTCGGCATAGACGTTGTTCTTCAGGACGGAAGCCACGAGGTAGTTGGGGAAGGCGGCGGTCAGGACGCCGGCAGTGCTGGCGTATTCAGTGCCGAGGCTGGTCACGTCCAGATTCAGGACGTTCTTGTTGCGGGTGATACCGAGAGGCTGGAACTCACCGCCGGAACCCAGAAGCGCGCCGAAGTCAACGCCGAGGGCCATCTGCTTGGTGACATCCTGACCAACGATGACGTCGTTGTCGAAGTTGGTAGAGCGCAGCAGATCGTTACTCATGGGGATGAGGGCGGTCAGCTTCTTGGCAGACAGCTTCAGGTTGCCGAACTTGGGAGCGGACTTGGGCAGAGAACGGCTCTCACCAGTAAACAGAGCACGGGAACCGGTCTTGATCTTGGGGATGTTCAGGTTGCCGTTATTCATGCCGAGCCGGCGGGCGCCCAGGCTATAAATAACGGTGGAGGGGTACAGCAGCTCGATGATCTCGTTGGCGTACACCTCGGGAACCAGATAACCACCGTCGGAAGGAGAGGTCACAGACAGGGCCTTAAACTCATGCGCCATCTCAGTGTCGCCGAATTTACGCTCCGCAGTGAAAGCGGCCTTCTCGGCGTCGCCGCCGGATGCGTGGATGCACTTCACAGCACGGCCAAACATACCGTAGGCAGCTTTGCGGCGCTCGGGGCCGGACATGGATTCCATACGAGCCTTGAAGCCGGTAGTCCGCACACCGTCACGAGAAGCGCCGGTAGAGAGGAACAGGCTTGCGTACTTGCGCTGGGGAGCGCCCACACGCTCACCAGAGCGGGCCGCCTTGGTCTCAGTGACACCGGCGGTACCCTTTGTCTCAGAGGCGGGAGCGGCGCTCTTGGCGCCCTCAGAAGCGCCCATAGCACCCAGAGCGGCGATCACCTTGGCGATCAGCTCGGGAGACACGGCAGCGCCCATGTCTTCGCCTTCGCCCTTCTCAGCGACGACGCCAGCAGCGGGAGCGGCAAAAGCGAGCGGGTCGGTAACAGCAGCTGCGGCAACACCGTCGCCTTCGCTCTCACCAGAGCCAAAGCCTTCGTCACCCAGCGCGCCGAGGATGTTGTTTACCTCGGAGATAATATCATCGGTGGAGAAGCCGCCGGGGGCACCTTCGCCCTCCTTGCAAGCCTTGCGACGCTCGTCGAGATTGGAAAACACCTTCGCAATCAGTTCGGCGAGCTGTTCCTGAGTAAGTTTCATTTTCGTTACCTCCTGTTAGGTGAGGGGACAATCTCGAAGACAATCCCCGATGTTTTGGTCTGCTCAGGTTTCTGCGCAGATTTTTGGATGTTGTTCTGGGTCTGAGTTTCCTCCGGCGGCGCCGGTTCAAGGAACGGGCCGAGGATTTCAGCAAGTTCCCGGACAACTGCGATAAAGGGTTTCAGAGCGTCAAGCCGTGCGCGGGTAATTTTGCCAGCCTTGATCTCAGAACGGAGATCTTCGGCGAGCGATTTTACCTCGTTGATCTTGGCCTGGTCATTCATAGCCCAGGTCACAATGGAAACTTCCCACAGCCTGATTTCTTTCAGATGCCGAACGCCATCATCTTTGTCGAAGTCGAAAGATACTGCATCGTAGCCGATAGACAGTTCTGTCAGTACGCCGTCTCTGAGCAGCGTTTTGATGTCGCGGCCCATAGAGGTGTCACTGATTTTGCCCCGGATGAAAAGACCTCTCTCATCCTCACGCAGTTCCAATGGTCTGCCGACAGGAAGCCAGCAATCGTTGTGCAGCGCGAGGATCTTGATTCGGTCAAAATCCTCTCTGATGGTCTTGGAGAACGCGCCTTTCTCGATGATGTCATCGCCGCTGTCCCTGTTTCCAAACACAGCCGCGTACCCAGAGAACTCGCCACTCTCATCAGAGTTTTCCAGTTCAAACTTGAACGCCTTGTACTCACAAGTAGAGGCTTTCGGCTCCGGCGTAGCACCGGCAGCTCGTTTTCCCTTAATAGCCATACGGTTTACCTCCTTTCCTCAGAGATTAGGGCAATCTTAAAAACCGCCGTATGTCAGGTAACAACGGCAGTTGATAAGCTCTTCCGGGCGAGGGTCCTGCGGATCACGCGGATAGCGCAAACCGTTAGAGAACCTGCCATCAATCGGCACGGTCTCGCCATTTAGGATTACATGGTTAGGTCCATTCGACCCGTCCCTCGGGTTTTTCTGTGGCCTGTGATGCCATGTTTTAGTTTTCGCGCCGGCAGATTTCATCATGTCAAACTGCCCTGTGGCCAGTGTCGTCATGGTTTCTTGCCGCGCAATGGTTTTCACGCGGGCAGCAGACGCAAAATTCATCTCGTCCTTGATGTACTGCCGCAAGGTGGCTTGGCTCGAACCCTCCGCCACTCCGCGCGATATGATTTCCGCAATCTTACGCTTGGTGGCTTGTTCAATACCGACGATCCTTTGCCCGCCGTTCACCTTGGCGTGGGTTACGAATTCAGGCCGGTCCACTTCAGTGAGGTTGTAGATTTCCTCACTGATTTTTACGCCATCGGAGTAGGTTTTCCGCCAGATCGGGTTAAAAAGTTGAATCAACTTCTCGGCTTCAGCGTTCCAATCCAGCAGCCCATCGGCAATGGCCTCGGTGATCCGGCGCTGCTCATCTTCTGGCAGAGCGTCCCACAGGTCAGGGTCGAACATACCGTCGTCTGTGAGGAACCGGGACAGTGCCTCGAATACGTCGTCTGCGACGGCCTTGCTCGTGAGGCCGAGAGCCTCTGACACAGCGTCGATCTGGTCGCGGAAGTGTTTGGTCACGGCAGCCTCGAAAAGCCGCACGTCGGCCCGCTCGGCCTCAGCTTCGCGGCGGACGAGAGCTTCGGGGTTTACTCTGGCCCTCTTTTTCTCTCCCCATCCCCAGGACTGCTGCAACGCAAGATCATCTTGGAGCATGGATTGAGAAACGTCAGCCATGCTGTCTGTTTCATTCAAGAACAGGTCGTTGATGGAAACTTTGAATACATTCCCACCTTCGATGTCGGGCATATCCAGAAGTCTCCGAGCCTCGTTCTGCATGAGCAGGCCGGAGTTCCAGCCGTCGAGAGCCTTTGCCTTATCGAACTCCTTATCGTAGGGAATCACAGGGTCAAATCGCCAGATAAGTCCGTCTCCGAACAGGGGGAGCAGCTGCTTGTTGATGGCTTCCTCACGCATTTTGATGCGCGGGGCGAGTACATTCTTGGCGTAGATATACTGCGCAGCGTCGGCAGTTGCGCGGTTGCTGTTCTCGGTGATGCCCATGATCTCGCGCGGAACACCAAAGTGTTCCAGAACAGCATCTCGAATTGCGATGCGGCTTTCCACGAAGCTCAGGTTCTTTCCGTTGCTGCTCCCCAGTTCTTTCACATCTACACGGCCCGAAAAGGCAGCTGCTCGGTGGCTGTTCTCCACTCCGCGATGCTTCTGGTTCCAGCGGGCCAGAAAGGCATCCCGCTGGTCATCCGTGGCATCCGGCATGAGGAATACCACCGGGGGCGTGGCGTCGTTGTAGAAGAAGCGCTTTTGGAACTTTGCGGCGTACTCGTCAATTTCGACCTCATCAGCTATGCTCTCGGCAATACCGAGGCCGCGCAAGAACGGGTCGAGCGGGTTAAGCTGCTTCATCACGAACATATCATCGACGGGGACCTGCATTGTCAGCCCTCCGGGGGAGACAATGGTATAGGTTGGGCTGCCGAGATACGGCGTCATCTTTACCCAATGCGGGGGGACATTCCACAGCTCAACGGGACGATTCCGTTCATCCCGCTCGATAAGGAAAAAGCTCTCACCGACGAGCATCAGATAAATCTCATGTAGTCGCCAGATGGCGGAGCTGGTCATCTCGTACAGAGGGTTGGGCTGCTCCATGAAATCGAGAAAACGATGGCTCGTAATCTCAGTTTCTGTTCCGTCCTCCTCCACTTTCAACAGCTTCCCGCTGATGGTGGCAAGGTCGCTCGCAATACGGTCCACCACAGCAAGTCGAGGGCTTTTGGAGAACATATCCAGCCACTGCGCCGTGTTCAAAGAGGGCGGTCTCGCCCAGCGCGAAACGAAGTTATCCTTGGCGGTTTTCATATACTCGTCCCGGACACTTCGGCGCGTGATTTCAAGATTAAAGATTCTCATATTTCACCTCGATTAGAAATTGAAAGAGAAGCCGAACGGCTGCTTTTCTTCCAGTTCAAGGTAGGCGTTTGCTGACGCATCCACCATATCTTTCAGTTTCCCTACGGGGAAGTTTTGCCCCCCTTCCCGAATTGATGGACAGAAAGAAACGAGATATAATGGAAAGGAAGGGAGACAA